CGGTCGAACGAATCCGGTCTTGTCAGGAATGTCCGGGCGTCACTCCAAACCAATAACGGTCGCTCCAAAAGATTAAAGGGATTTTTAAGATTAAAAAGATTAAAAGCTTAATTCAGGTGCCGGCTTGTCTGAGTTAGCCTGCCTTTGCTGGTGCTGTGTGCAATATGTGCAGGGTGCGGTGCCGGTCAGTCAGTAAACAATGACCACAACAACTGGACATAAATAATTATCTGTTTATTCACAAGTAATCAATGACACATTATTTGCGTTTGCGTTTCACAGCTTTTCGTTTGACAGAAACGTGCGAGGTAGAACGTACTTTTACAGATCTAGGACGTAACACATTTGTCTGGAATAAAAATTTGCGACCCAGTGGAGTTTGGTCTAACTGTTCAGTCATTTTATCTTTAAGATCTACTTCCCAAAATTTAAAGTCTGCAAAAGGATCAACGTTAGTTTTTGGAGGTATATTAGTAGGGCACTTAGTAGCAAGAGAGTTTATGTACCTATATGTGTCATCTAAAGTACCAGATGGAGGAGTGACATTTAGGTGCCAATCCTCAATAATATTAGGATCCATAGTATGAATTATTGCTAGATTTTCAGGGGACAGCTTAACTTTGCACAGCTGCACAATTATGCTTACTTCATATTCTTCAACATGTCTGAGGTAGGTTCTGTATGATGAAGGAACATAATTTCCTTCTTCTGGCTTGTCTTGTTGCCCTATGTTTATAGTTAAGGGAGTTCCTCGTGTGTTGTCCACTACTGTTAAAAACAGCTGATTGCCCCATGCAATCCCATTATTCTTGCCCTGCGAGCGCTGGATCCAGTAAGGCCTGTTAAACAGTTGTCCCTCACTAGAAACCAGAGAGCCACTAGGTGTGGAGAAGTAATTAGTTGTTCCTATGTTATTGTCTTCTCTTGTTGCATAGGTATCTTTGGGGACTGGTTCTAAACCTTGTGTGCCAGATCTGGACATAATATGTCTGGCATACAGTTGCTCTCTTCTTACAAAAAAAAAACATCTATCTCCATAAGGCTCATTTGCCATTTTGAGGTAGTCTGGATATTTGCATGCAGAATTTACTATGTCAATTGGAACTCCTGACTTATAATGCTGCAAAGCCTTAAAATCCATTGCACCAAACCCTATATCTACCATATCTCCATCTTCTATTGTTGTGTTTCTCAGTTCTATTGGTGGACATTGTCCTGCAGTGTGTACCTGTCCTGTGCACCATCTAGTTAAAGACCAGTGTTCACCTAAAGCTGGTTTGCACCCTATCATAAACATCTGAGTTTGTTTAGGGTCTAAACCCATGTTAACCCTGCTGTCTGTTCCACCTCCATGTCCAGCAAGATTTTTGTTTGGGTTTTCTACATCATTGTATCTGTCAAATGTTGGATGACCCGTAACACTTATACCTAATGGTTGCCCCCTACCTATTTCTAATCCTCTTAAGCCCCAAACAAGTCTTTCTTTTTCAGGATCAAATAATGACTTATCTCCAAATGCAAAATTGTTAGGGTCTGGAAGTAGCAAGCGGAATACCCGGTACTGATTAGGAGATACTTTAGGAACTATAACCTCTTCAGAACGTTCTTCTTTATAAATTTCATAAAAAGGGTGCCCCACAGTAAGAAGACGTTCACTGCTAGCATGATAAAAAATATTTGTTCTGGAGACATATTCATCCGTGCTTAAGACCTTGGTGCTGGGCTGTGGTGGAAGGTAAAATTTATTCTGTGCAGGAAGCCAAACCGCCATCTGCAAATTAAAAAAAAAAATGTTTGCGTTTGCGTTTTTTTATTAAACTTGGATGCAGATAGTAATCTGCAGAGGAGTCCAAAATGTCAATCACTATTGCAGGTGTGCTGTCAGGCGTTACAGGAGGCAGCCAAAAATCTGACTCAGATCCTGGGTGAATTATGTGTACTCCCTCATTAACAAAAGAAAAAGGCTTTATGTAACGTTGAACTTGGATCGGTTGCTGCCTTCTTTCTCCAACTAATAAATGCAAATCTCTAGCTACATCCTCAAACACGTCTATTAAATCCTCATCATTGTAGGATTCCAAAATACTGTCTTCAAGGCTTATAATTTCAAAGTCTCCTGTGCCAGAGGAGATTACTGCTTCTCCTGTTTGTTCAGCACTGGATACATTGCCAAGTGCCTGCAGCTCAAAAGATTCTGCAGGGTCAATGCTGCTGACATCGTAGTAAAAATGGCTTTGTGGCCCTATTGTAAGACCACTTCTAGTTTTTATATTAGCTCTATGTCCAAGCCTACTGACACGGACATGGCCAGATGGGCCTCTGTGATATGCAGGCTTTGTGAGCTTTGTGATATCTGTAAAGTCTGCATGAGGTGCTGCAGTTATTTCTGCAACATCTCTTTCAAATATCAGGTCAACAGATTCATCAAAGGCTGGGTTATCAAACGTGACAAGTGACCGTGGTCTTGAAATAAACACAGGGTCAGTAACTTGTACTTGCTGATATCTTCGCCTATTATAGTAACTTTTAGGCCTTTCAGATCTAGAGCCTTGTTTAGGAGTACTGCTGCTAAAAGCAGTTTCATCTTCTATGGTCTCAGAGAATGAAGGCCTGCTGGGTGCAAGGTCTTGCAATGGAATGTGTTCACCAATTGAGTGGCCACCAGAAAAACCTTCCACCAGCACATGGTCAGAAGCAGAAGACTCCCCTGCACCAGAGTTAGAAGTAATGGACACCTCAAATGCAGGGTTACTGTACTGATGCCTAGTGATTACTTTAGGAGGCCTAGTCTCTGGTATGACTTCCAATATTGCAGGCTGAGCATCAGTGGTAATCTTAGGGCCAGCGAGTGGGATTTCAGATGAGGGGCCTGGAATAGGCTGCAGCTCAATTACATCTTCTTCTACTGCAGTTGGGAAACGTGGTGGAGGTAGAGTAAAAGGATCCTCTACTGCTATAGGAAATCTTTCTGGGGGTATGACTGCAGGCCCTAGAGGGTCTACTGCATCTACAGGAATAAAGTCAGGAGACCCCACACTGCTTATTGGGACAGTAGGTCTTATTGTTGTGACCCTTGTGCCTACACCCACTCCACTTTCTGTTCCTCCCAAAGGAATGTAACCTGTGCGCCCCCCTACCCCTTTGCCTGTTGATATTCCTAGACCCCCCAAAAAAACACCAGCACTACCATATTTGAGGATTTTATCTGCAAGCGTATTTTGCTCCATTTTATTCAAAATATCAGCGGGGCAAGTGTTGGACACTTTACAAGCAGGGTATATATCTTGAGGGGCTGCGCGTCTTTTCCTGATCAATGCCATTGCGTAAGCGAGGGATGTTTTTTATTTTTTTTTGTCTTTCTTTGCTGTCACGGTTGTGACAGCGGGGACTTTTTTTTGTCTTTCCTTTGCTGCACGGGGTTTTAGCGGTTAAATGTATTTACAATGTGCTCAGATGTCCGCACACAGACTCTTGGTCAGATAAGCGGGTAGGGGGGTCGAGTAGTTTTTGGACTTATGCAACAGTGCTAATGCTATGATTGCTTTTGACATTAAAGCTGATGATGTTTCACTGATGGTTTGATTTGATGGTATGTATGATGTAGTTATTCTAGATTCAAACACCTACTGTGACTGCCGGTACAATATAAAAAAACTTAAGGATTTCTACAAAAAAAAAAAAGAGGAACTTCAAAAGGAACTTATGGAGTATGCAACAACTCAGAACAATTTGCAAATGTGTGTTATCCTATGTAAGACATGTGAAGAAATGCAGAGATGTTCTACAGGTTATACAGTTGTGAACAATTTCAAAACTTTGTATATACAATATTTACAATATACTGGATTTTTCAGTGAACCATTGTTTTGCTAGTGAGAGAGAAGGTGCCCAGAAAACAGTATAACAGTATTGTAGTTGAACAGTAAACAGTTTTACAGTATGATGAAAGAGCAGGTGGGGGGGACAGCTTATAAGTAGTAGAGTTTCTGAATTCCACTGGTTTTCTACAGTATGTACAGAGGATCACAAAGGATCGACCAAAAAAGAGATAGCTATAACAGGTACAAATGGAACAAAATTAACAGCATTCATTCAAACTTTCATTCCCATTTTCTACTTCTTTTCTTTCTTTTTGTTCCGATGTCAATGCATTTGTCTGTGGATGGTGTGTTCTTGATATTCTCCCAACTGCAATATAATCTAATCAGACAACATATCAAACTAAACTAAATTTGGAGACTGCAATAAACATATTGAAGTTTCACTTGCCTAATTGGATATCGATATATCTGGCTTATTTACACATTTTCTAACTTAACTGATACTATATGCCTTATACTATACGAGAGACAAATAAACACAAAGTAGGGTTGGACTGTCGGACTTGTCGTTGTTCACTTTAACTATCTTGTTGTTGTTGTAAACACTATGATCTTTTCTGTTGTTTACCTAAGCGTTGTTACCTAACACTAACTTAGCAACTAATGGATAATGGTCTAAAACTGATGAATATAGCTAGGCTAAGAATATATGATGGTATTTTCGCAGTGAATAAATGGTGACTTAAAACAAAACAGAGAAAAAAAAATAAGACTATGGTAGCTAAAATATGACTGTTATCTAACACTACACACAATGTTTTTGTTTTGCCCTCTTCTGTGAAGTCTACACACTAAAAAAAAAAAAAAAAAAAGAAAAATAATGAAAGATTGTTTGCTTATGCTTTAAACTGCTTAAATTTTTAGGCTAAGAGACTAACGTTTGTTGACTCTGTAAATATTAAAGCTCTGGCTGAAATTCTTATGAACCACCCTTTCAGTTATATGTCCCAACACCTTACTACACCTGTTAACCTTTTTTTTTTGGTCCCCTTCACCACACCATCCCCCCCTCCCTCCCTTATAACTCATCTAACCCTCCCCGAAATACTCGCACAGACTTAGGAAAAGTCACTCTGTCCATAAAGTCCTCCCGTTGTTGATCACTTAAAAATGCTAACAGCATCCGCGCACTGCCCCGGTCATGCTTAGATGCTCCATCCCCGCCTGATGTCCATTTCCACGTCGTGCTGGCCCCCAAATATAACCCCCTATGCTTATGACTTAATCTATATCTTATGCATTTTAAACTATTAGGATCCCCAGCTAAAACAAGAACTGGGGGATCGTAAGCTTCTTGCAGAAGTCTTCCCAGTCGTCCTCCGGCGCTGCTGGTGGTTCGTAGTTGATGTTTTGATCCCACTTGTTGTGGAGACGGCGGCGACCACGACGAGGACGGCTGCGGCTGGGGGGGTAATTCTCCGCTTCCTCCTCGTCCGAGTCTTCCTCGTCCTCCTGACCTTCTGGGGAACCGCGACGACCTCCGTCCAGGCCGCCGTGACGGCCCTTTCCTGGGGGTAAGGGAACAGGCACCGGACCCCGAGGCGGAGTGACCGGGGAGTTCCGGTCCGGAGGTTCCGGCGGCACTGGTGGTGGGAATAGTAGTGGGTTGGTTTAGAATCTCATATTTCCCAGTCTCGCTATATTTGTTGGCCTCCTCTTCAAAGTCCACATAATACACCTGCTGAGTCCCATGCATGTATGAGAGTCCTTTGTGATCTAGCTTGCCATGTGCTTTTTCCCAGGTGTCAAACTCATCCTGGTAATAGATATCCAGCCACAATACATATCTGACAATGTTTTCCTCACTGTCACCATATCTGACATCAATCTGCTTTCCACCTTTTTTGAAGGTGTATGCAGGTTCTGCAACCAACCTCTCCCTGCTTGTATCGCATAGTGTCCACGGTTCATTTGCATACTTTGAGTGTAACAAGCTGTCTATGTAAAGTGACTGCTCTATGGCCTGCTTAGCTTTGGCTTGAGACACAGACTGTGGAGGCACAGGCTGCATGCCTATCCTCATTATGCCCTTGCCTCTGGCATAATAAAGTAGGACTTGCTCTTTTCTGAGCAATGACCAGTGCCTTGATTGGTCTGCAAGACTTTGGCTATTCTGCTCATACAGACTCAGTAGTTCCTCTTGCAGTAAGTCTAAGGCCTCGCTGAGTTTCTCCATCTTCCCCGTCTTCAGGGTCACTTAAATCTAAATGTTTCCAGAACCTTTTAAAAAAAGAAGCCCAGCTTTGGTCATTTAACTGAAAGCCAGGATTTCCATTGTCATCCAAAGGAAATTCTTGTGGAAAATGAAAGAAAGAGCATCTGCTGCGAAGATATTTAAATTTTTCATCTCCACAAACATTGACATTAGTAGTAATCAGCAGAGGCGGGCATTTTAGTTGCAAAGGCGCTTTGTGCTTGCAATCAACACTAAATGTATTGCCATCTAGAGCATTTCTCAAATAAGTGTCTATATAGAGCCAGCAAGGCCTAGTGGCATCATCTAACAGACCCATTTTCCCCTCTGTAAGAGGTTGCAGCCAAAAATGACTTTTGCTATTGACATATGAAATAACTACTCCGTGCAAAAAACTAAGCAGGCTCATGCAAAACATAGACTTGCCTGTATTTGGAGGACCCCAGAATACAAGGCAATTTTTTTTAGGCCTACCTCTCAAAAATCTTTTAAAGTCTGCCAAAAACAAAATAAATTCTATCCCTTGATGTCTTAAAAATTTCACAACTTCCTTCCAATCACCTGGACCATCATCAGTAGCCTTGCATCTTTCGTCTATCCACTGAGACATACTTAATCTTTTCATTTCAGCTTTTTTATAATATCTGCACATTGTTGCACAGTCTTTTACATGTTTAGGCTGGTTATTAGACTTTAAAAAAGCTAAAGCATTTTCATCTGTTTCTGCTAATGCTGCATATTTGTATGCAATTTCAGACTCGTCTTTCAGATCATTATCATAAGCCCACTGAACCATCTCACTCAAATCAAAGGTTTTCTCTGCAGCTAAATGATGTGTTATTAGTGTCTGCTGAGCTATCCAACTTGGCAACTCTCCGTGTGTAAATGTACCTGATGCAAACCCTTTTTTATACCAATATAATGCAACTGCAGGACTTCTAGTTTTAGGAGGATCAGCCAACATCTGTACATTACTTATATGAAATAAACTTCTACATAATTTAAACAAAGTATTTCTACACTTAGGCACAAACAAACATAATAATAACAAAGTACAAAACCCCATTGAATGCAAAAAAAAATATTCACAATGATCCTGCAATAATGTTTTTCCTGCCTCTCTTCTATCATCAGATACATGATAAAGACATACTACCCAATCCGAGCTGCAAGTTTTATCACTATTATAAACTCTAGTTAAATCTGTAAAGCTTATTCCAAACGAAGATTTAAATTTTGAATACAAAAAGGCGCGCTTATCCCTCACTTTAAACAATGCATCGGCGCCATTTTCTTCCCGACCCGGCAACGGTTCTACCTGTCTTTGCCCCTCAAGAGAATCATCAGCTTCATTGCTGGACTGAATGCCACTATCAGTTGCAAACAGCTGCTTTTTAACCTTTTTAGACGTCCGTGGCGTTAAGCTAATGCTTGCCAATTGCGGACTAAGGCTACACAAATCCCGAGATTGCGGGCTTTGTACAAACTTTCGTTTTAGCTGCTGCAACTGCTCTTCACATTCAGTCAGCTCTTGCTGTTGAAACAGTTGCAGGGAAAGTCCCTGTGTTTCTGCAATGCTCGCATTGTCTACAAGATCAGAGACATTACTTGCATTTTCACTGGTTTCATCTGCAGAGTCTACCTCACTACAATCTGCCTCTATTAGTACCCAACCACCATCCTCAGTCTCAGAGTCAGTACCTTTTCTAGCCGCCATGGTCAAGCTTGGCGGTCTGCACACAGGTGGTGCACACCAGGCTGAGGCTCAGCAAAGTGACCTGCAGCACACGCAGATCCTCTTTTTGAGACAGACAAAAAAACCTCACCCCTTTCCCACAAAATCCACAGGCAGCCTCTATTCTGTAAACATTTTTTTCAGTTGGCTCCTCCTCCTCCTCCTCCTCGTCAGACGATGGTAATTGTTCATAGCATTGCAAGTCTATCGGCTCCGGCTGCTCTGTCAGCACAATATCCAAAAGGGTTGCGCATTGCCCAATCATGGTGGTAATCGGCACAGCGAACACAAGCCCCTAGTTTTCCCCCTGACCACAGAAAAATCGTTCAATTCAGCACATAGTTCTTTGTCCGCCTCACTCAGAATACTGAGGCATCCTAAACATCTAAGACTAAGCTGCTGCAAGGTCTTTGTTACGTTGACAAGCTCCTCAGAAGTCAAGTGTCTGTGGCTTCCAAAACATTGCTCCACAACGCTGCAGACTCTTGCACAGTACTGACAGCATCCAAATGCGTTGTTTTCTCGCCAGATTAACTGAAAACCAGCTTTATCAAAAAGCAGCTTTTCTATATTTGTTATATTATTGCCACAAAATTTGCAAGCAAGCGACAGATCAAGCAAAGAGAGCTTTAGAGACATGCAAAGATCTCTCACCGACGTCGGGCGCTCCATTGATAACAGTGCCCCCCAAAACATGCTATATATACCGACCGAAACAGTTGCCAGGACCGAAATCGGTCTTGGAATTTTACTGTAAGTAAGATTGTTGTTAGCTACAATAAGAGAACACACCTTTT